TTGTTGCGGCCAGTGCGGGCGTGGCATCATTCGTCATGGTTCGTTCCTTTGGTAGGGGTCGGACTAAGAGGTCTGCTCGGTTGGCGCCGAGCGGGTTTCGCTTGAAGGGCTGACGGTTGGCGCTGTCGGCCCTTCGTCTTTTCTGAACATCGGCATCAGGCTGTTTCCTTGTGCGTGACGGGCAGCACCTCACGCAGCACCGACTCGTGGTAGCTGTGCACATTGCCGAAGCGCGGGTCGCTCACGTCGCCAATGACCAGCCCGCGCTGGCGCGACAGGGCAGCGCAGCGGCGCCCTATCGTGGCGGCGGTCCTGGTGTCCATCGGAATGCCTGCGAGGTTGGCGTAGCCCAACACGGTGAAGTGCTTGTTCTCGGGCTGCGTGCGTGCCTCGATGACCGCAACGCTCTCCGCGATCCGGGCAAGTTCCTCGGCCTGGCGTTTCTGCTCCTGCTCCATGGCGTCGATGCGCGTCAGGGTGAAGATCACGGCCGCGATCTGCGGATCCTTGACCACCGGGGCGGCCGCCTTGGCCTTCTTCTCGCAGTCCAGGAAATAGTCGCGCACCACTTTGCCGCGGGCCGTGCCGGAAAGCATGGCGATGTGCTTGCCCGCCTCAATGGTCAGGTGGTATTCGATGGGAGCGAACTTTCCGCCGTCCCCTTTCTGGGGGACGGTGATGAAGTCCTCGTTCTCCACCAGCATGGCGCGCTTGATCTGCACCTTGATCCAGTCGGAAAAATCCTTCCTGACACCGAGGTCAGCGTGCAGGTCTCGTCCGTTGAAGGTGGGCACATGCATGCCTTTGATCTGGCTCTCGCTCACCGGGATCGTGACTGCTTTGCTCATTGCTACCGGCCTTTCTCGTCTCGAATTCATGTTCTTCATCACTCCACTGCCTTAGGCCAGCGCTTGAGCCGCTTTAAGGTCCGGGTGATCGGCAGCACGCGGTACACGGCCAGCACGCTGCCCCAGCAAGTTGAAGATGCACGCGCGAGGCGACAGGAAGGCGCTACCCCGTAGGGTGCACGAGCGTGGCGCCAGGCGGATGAAGGCGGCAAGGGTGTTCATGTAGGAAAGCTACGCGTGAACCCGAATCGCAGGTCGAACAGCGCGGCCGAAAGCCGCAGCAACTTCAGGTTGGCCTCGGCCGCTGCAATGTTGTCGGCCATCATGGCCCGCTGAATTCGGAGCGCCGTGGGCAGGGGGATGGTCGAGAAATCGACGTCTTGCCAGAGGTCGTGCTCGGCGGTGGGCGCGGGTGTGGACTGGCCGGTGCTCATGCCCATCCCCCCGAAATCAGGTTGTGCAGAATGGCTGGGCTTTCCTGTCGATCGGTATCGTCATACTCCTCGATGTGCTCCAGCACGGCAAATGACTCCTCCTTGGTGCGTGGCGCGATCTTGGCCAGCATGGCGAAGCAGTGGTCGTCATGGGCCTGGGCATAGGCTGGTGAGTCGCCACAGCCGAATGGGGTACGCAGTCGATAGAGCTCATGCCAGTAGGCACGCCCATGCAGGCAGTCGGCGAGGGTGTTGGGTTGCAAGTCGGGCCTCTTTGCATAGCGTTCGGCGACCTGCTCCATGTTGTAAACGTTGAAGACCCCGTCCTTGATGCGTTTGACGCCGCGCAGAGCCTTCTTGCAGGCTGCCTCGGCGGGCGTGTCGGAGAACAGCGATTCTTCCGTTCCGAAGCGTGAGAGCGCGATGTGCCGCTTCCTCTGGCGCTCTATGGCACTATTTGCCTGGCTCTCCAATTCGCCAAAGCCCATGGAGCCAAACGCGGCCATCACCGAGCTGCCATGCTGCCGCATCAGGTATTGGCCGTAGCGCACCCCCAGGTCTTTCATCGGCGTGGTGATCTTCTTGGCCGCCTCCAGCGCCTTGTCGATCAGCGCCTGGTGGCCGGTGCGCACGCACTCCTGCAGCCAGAGCACGGTGTCTACCTCGCGGTCACCTGTGACCACCTTTGGTGCAGGCATTTCAGGCACCGTCAGCGAAGTGCTTGCACTGGGCTGGATCGGCGGCAGGGTGAACAGGGCACGGAACGCTTGGTTGTCTTGCATGGTGGGGTAGTGTGTTGGTGGGGGGAATCCGATGGCAATCCGCACTCAGCGGATTGGGATGGAGTCAGAGCCGCTGGCGCGCGGCGCGCTCAATCTCGGCGCGGCGCTCCAAGTGGCGACGGCGGCGGGTGATCTGGTGGTCGCGCCACAGCAGGCTGGCAGCCCAGCGAAGTGATGTGGGCAGGTTGGCACCGGAGCGGCGACGCATGGCTGTGAGGCGAAAGAGGGTGGATAGCATCACAACACCCTCCGCGCGATCTGCTGCAGTTGGCGTGGCGAGAGTTCCACGCGCTCAAGCGCTTCGAGGATGGAGTAGTTCATCGCGTCGAGCGCAGCATGGTTGTTGAGCACCAGCGCGACCATCAGGTTTTCGCCGGTGCTCCATGCGGGCCAGCGGCTGAAGGACTTGCCGCGTGCTGCCGCTGCCATGCGCATGATCCGCTGCATGAGCTCCGAGTCGGAGCAGTGGAGCAGGGCGGCGATGTGCGGTTGCCTGGCCTGCGAGGAGGTGGAGGAAGTCACGCGCATGGGACACCTCCCTCGCGAGTTGTCTCTGCAGCGAGAACCTCGTTCATGGCGCGGCGCACTCGCGTTGCGTGATCGGGGCCCAGGGCGTGGGCCAATGCCATCAGGCCGGCTTTGATCGCTTCGGTGGTCGGTGGGGTGGCCGTATCCCTGGGCATCGCCAAGGTCGGCGGTTCTGCCCCGGGCGCGGGGTGCCCGATAGAAGATCCAGCTGCGCTGTTTGCCGCCTGGGCGTCACACCACTCGGCGAGTGCGTTGGCGCGATCTGCCCATTCCTGTGCTGACGTGGCAGCGGTGCGCAGATGGAAAGCTGCGGCAAACCAGCGCTGGCTGTCGATCGCGTTCTGGGCCTTTGCGCAGCGGCGGCTGTGCTGTTCGGGTGCCGCTTCCAGTAGGGCGGCTACGTCATCGAGTCGCATAACAGACAGGTTCTAGTCATCAATGGCTAGCCATTTTCGACTAAAAATCCAATCTGTCAAGCCATTTATGGCTACATTTCTTGTTGACTCTGTCGCCTATGGGGGTAGCGTGTCTCTACCGTGGACGCCACTGCCGTGATGAAGCAATGGCAACGACCCCATGAATCCACTCGACCTGTGCTTGGGGGACAGTGATTGATTGACCAAGCATGGAGTTAAAAAAATAGTCGTCTGGATCATCGCTGGATTGGAACTCATGAATGAATGTTGCGCCGTCCTTCATCCGTACCAAACACAGGTCTCGGTAAGCGGGTGTCCCTGCTCGTTCCACAAGCAGGAATGCGCCATAGGCCCTCCCTCTGTCGTCAATGTCATCGAGCATTTGAACTGCGTAGCCGTCATCGACCTCTCCGATCACAAAGCCTTTGCGAACGGATTCCTTAAGTTCTATGCGACGACCTCGCTCAGAGTCCTCTTTGACGTGTAGATCCCATTCCAAGAAGGTTTTTCCAGACTTGCGGTGCACAAATCGCGTCTCCAACGAGCGCATTCTCTCCTGCCTGACCTCTGTTAAACCAAGTGCGTCGAGATCGACATAGAGGGAGGTGACATCCACCCCGAGGGCATCGGCAATCCGCTTAATGTTGTCAGCGGACGGATTCACTTCGCCACGGATGATGCGACCGATCGTGCTCTGTGACACGCCGCTCTTCTTCGCGAGCAGTGGTTGGCTGTGAAGGCCTGCCTGTGAGGTCATCAGATACTGAATGGTCTTGCCGATGATTGGGTTGGGTCTAGAGGGTTGCCGTGCCATAGATGAATGATGTCTTAAATTGTTAGCCATTAATGGTTGTTAAGCAAGCCATTTATGGCTATGATGGGGTTGCTCTTGGAGCGCCTATGAACGACACCGAACCTATCTTGACTACTGTGATGCGCTTACTGGGAGCGTCTCGTGGGAAGCTGCCTGAGATAGCCATGGCCAGTGGAGTGCCATACCACACACTGGTAAAGATCGCACAGGGCACGGTGACAGACCCACGTGTGAGCACCGTGCAACGGCTGATGGACCACTTTGCCAAGCAAGAAAGACAACTTGCTGAGGGGATGGACCATGCCTGACCAACAACCCCGCCCGCGCCCTAGCGAGTGTGAGCAGAACGATGTCATGGCCGCGCAAGAGTCCATTTGCTCATTGCTGAGGCGTGAGTGGGTGGCGGCCAAGGTTTTCGGGGCTCCACGCGCCTCTGGGAAGTACCAGTGTGTGCGCTGTGGACTCCGGGCAAACAAGCCGTCTTCCTGGGGTTTTCGCCGTCGCCTCCTGAAAACTCAGGATCGAGTTCTTGCCCTGGCCTTTACAGGTTGGGCACAGATATGGCGGCCTGCGAACGCCGTCCGCGCCTGGCTTTGGCGCATAGACCATAGTGCCGCGAGCGATGTCAGCAAGTTCATATCCCTCAAACTGATCGGCGCTTTGCAGCGCGCGTCGAAGCTCCGCTTCAAGGTGGCGTTTTTCCTCTTGGAGCGCCGCGAGCGCGTTGTTCTTCGCCTCCAGCGCATCCTGGAGGCTGAGCACGGTCATCCGTGTGTCAGTGATCTTTTCGAGGAGACCTTCGACTGCTTCCGCGATCTTTCTCGCGTCGCGCTCAGCCACCAGTCCCTCGGCGATGGTCTTCGCTCCCGTAAGGGAAGCGATAGCAAGTTGAATTTCGTTGAGCATGGGTGCCCCTCCGATAGTTCGGTGCGTGTTGAGGAACCTGCATTGTCTGTCGGAGCGGGCAGCCCACCCAGCAGGCCTGTGGCGCCCGTCCCGAGGGCTGATTGACCTATGGCCCATCACAGACTCCCCCGCGCACCGCGCCTACCAGTCCGCGGCCCGTCCTGCAACGCATTCATTTGCATCCGGCTCGCTCTGCAGTCGATGCGCAACTCACCGGCGATCCAGCACAGCTCCAGCCGCGAGGTGGTCATCACCTGCAGGCGCTGGCCCGTGGCCGGGTCGGTATTGAGCGACAGCGCTGTGCGCGTGCTGCTGTGGAAAGGCGCCAGCGTGCCTGGGCCTGCGATTGGGGTAGGGCGTGAGGTGTTCATGCCCTCTATTGAAATTTCTTTGCCAAAAAAAGTCTTTGCGAACGCTTACGAACGCCGGAATGAATTTCGGAAGGAGTCGGAATGGAAACGGTAATCCAACTGAAAAATGGCGCCGTTGCAAGGGTCGATGCTATTGATTACGGAGCGGTGAGTGCCCTCAAGTGGCATTCGCTCAAAGGGAAGTACGCGCGCGCCAGCGTGGTGGCTGGGGGCAAGCCAAGAACGGTGCTGATGCATCGCTTGATATTGGGAGCGCTTCCTGGCCAGCTTGTCGACCATATCAACGGTGATGGCCTCGACAACCGACGTTCCAACCTTCGGATCGCTTCGGCTGCTGGTAACGCAAGAAATGCAGCCGCTCGCGGCGCGAGTGGTGTCGTCGGCGTTCGTCGATCCAACAAGAAATGGCTCGCGTCGATTGCCCCGGACGGGGTGGAGATCTCTCTTGGCTTGTGGGAAGAGCAGGCTGATGCAGCAGGCGTCTATGCGGCGGCGGCCTCCATCCTGTACGGCGAGTTTGCGAGCCGCCATGCTGGCTCTCCCAACTCTGAGCTGCTGGCCCTCGTGATCGAGCGCAAGAAGGCACAGATATCCAGGCTGCAAGCCGAGGTCGCACTTCTTGCGGGGGTCTGAAATGGAAACGTTGAACGACGCCTTGATCGCCTGCGTGAAAGCCTGCGGCGGCTCCAAGCAGGTAGGCCCTGTTCTGTGGCCGGAAAAGGCCCCTGATGCTGCTCAGCGTGCTTTGCTGGACTGTCTCAACGAGGAGCGCCCGGCCAAGCTGTCGCCGGAGCAAGTCATGCTCATTCTGCGCTTGGCCCGCGCCAAGGGTTGCCATGACGGCATGGAGTTCATTGCCGCCGATCTTGGCTACGCGGCACCGACGCCGGTTGAGCCACGTGACGAGGTGGCCGAACTGCAGCGCCAATTCATTGAGGCGGTGCGCTCTCAGGCTGCGCTGGCAGAACGCATTGAGCGCGCCGCTGGAAGGGTGGTTATGAGGGCTGTGGCATGAACCCGCCCACCTGGCAAGAGCTCCACGAAGGCGGATTTGTCGTGTTCGACGAGCCCGAGCGCGGCCTGGCCGTCTACCCGACCATCTACGGAAATGTGGTCATCGGCGTGAAGGGGGAGGACGGCACGTTGCATCGCGTGACGATCCAGCTGCCTGAGATTGGTGCTGTTGCAAAGGCGTTCGCCGAGTCCGAGGCACGCGCCGCAGAGGCTCGGAAGACGCTTCATGAGCAGGTGTCGGAGTTTGTGGCCTATCAGTTGATCCAGCGCGCCAAGGGGGCGGCATGAACCAGAGTTTTGAGCCGGTACTGCCGTTGGTGCAAGGGGCCGCAATTGAACCTGCGGCATGCCTGCGTACCGCGTTGGCCATGGCGGAGTTGCACGATGTCAACAACGGAGTGCTGAAGGCGTCCATGGCCTCGTTGGCGGACCTCGTTGGACTTTCGACACCGCAGGTGCGCAAACACGTACATGCACTCATCTCGCTCGGCGTGTTGGAGGTGACGGCGAATGCACACGGCGGCGCCCCCGGGGCGGTGCCGCACTACCGGTTCAACGTGCTTCGCTTGCACGCGCTGGGCCAACAACTTGGGAGAACTCCTGACATGTTCCAAACGCCCGTCGTCGCACGAATGCGTTTCGACGCAACAGACGAAGCAGGACACCATGCCGACATGGTTCTAGAAATGCGTGGGCAGCCAGGGATGCGCATCGCGCGTTTCGTGCGCACAACGCAGCGCGGAGACGTCTTGTACGGGCAGGCCCCTCTCCAGGCCCTGCTGCTGCCTGGTTTCGCAAAAGGAGCCTGGACCGGTTGGCTGAACCCACACGAAGGGTCTCCCAACTGGGCTGAACCGGTGTTCGCGCCTCCGGAAACGATTGAGAGCCTGCGGCAATGGGCCCAACAAATCGCGCTTGGGCGCGTAGAAAGTGCGGTCGGAGCATGAGTTTTCCTGCAATTGCCTGGGCCTTGAAACAACCTGTGGGCCGTGCATCCGCCAAGTTCTTGTTGGTGGCCATGGCCGACTGCGTGAACGCAGACAGCACGGAAATGTTGTGCTTTCCGTCGATTGCTCATTTGTCGAAAGTGACCGATATGGACCCCAAGTCCGTGAAGGCGAACTTGTTGAAGTTGCGCGAATTGGGGTTCATCGAGGACTCCGGCGAACGGAAAGGGCAGACGGGTAGGGTGGTCACTTACCGGCTGAAATCGCCCGATGACGCCGCTTCAAAGGCAGCAGATGAGGCCCCTCAATCGGCCCAAATTTCCCTGGTAATAGGCCCAAATTTCCCTGATCCGGATGCAGGCGAAATAAGCCCAAATTTCCCTGGTAATGAGCCCAAATTTCCCGATCAATCGGCCCAAATTTCCCTGGTAATAGGCCCAAATTTCCCTGATCCGGATGCAGGCGAAATAAGCCCAAATTTCCCTGGTAATGAGCCCAAATTTCCCGATCAATCGGCCCAAATTTCCCTGGTAATAGGCCCAAATTTGGGCCACGGAACCAGTAAAGAACCAGTAATGGAACCAGTAAAGGAACCAGTAAAGCGCGCGAAGAGTTCGTTCAACGCGGCTGAGATTTCATTGCCGGACTGGCTGCCGCGTGAAGCCTGGGTCATGTGGGCGAAGGACAGGTCGGACAGGAAAAAGCCCATCACGCAGGCTGGAGCGATGCTGCAGCTGAAGGATCTGGAGAAGTATCGAGCGCAAGGCCACGACCCTGTGGCGGTCATCGAGCACTCCATTTCGCGCGGTTGGCAGGGCCTGTTCCCTCCAAAGGAAGAAGCGGTTCGGGCTGGTGGCTCTGCGCGGCCGCGTCTGCCGCACAGCGGTTTTGACCAAATCGATTACACGAAAGGAGTTGACGAAAATGGATACATCACTCTCTGACACCGCCGCACCCGCAGGCTTGGTTGCGACGATCATGGCGGGGCAGGACGCGGCCAAATCGCCAGCGGCCCAGCGTGAGCAGAACTGCGACAAGCATGGGCCCTACGTGTCTCTCCAGCGCTGGCCAGGGGGCTCTTTTTGGTCGGCATGCCCGGCATGCGAGCAGCAGCGCGCCGAGCGACTGAAGGCCGAAGAGGAGGCAGAGCGCGCACGGGAGGCAGAGCAGAAGGCAGAGCACGCACGTTCGCGGCGCCTGGAACTGAGCGGGCTTGAGGGCCGCATGCTTCGGTCGACCTTCGAGAACTTCCAGGCCACCACCGACGCGCATCGCAAAGTTCTGCAGGCATGCAAAGCGCTGGTTTCTCCGCTCGTGACAGGTGATGGCGGTGGCTTGTGGCTTCTGGGGTCGCCAGGCACGGGAAAGACCCATCTGGGCAGTGCCATGGTTTCGCACGTCATCAATGTGGAGCGCAAGCGTGCATGCATCCACAGCGCGCGCGAGCTGGTACGGATGCTGCGGTCGAGCTGGAGCAAGCGCGGCCAGCCCAGCGAGTTCGCGCAGTGGTACCCAGAAACGGAAGACGAGATCGTCGAGTACGTGGGCATGGCTGGGTTGTTCGTCCTCGACGAGATCGGATCCAGCTTCAACTCTGATGCCGAGCGCACACAGCTGTTCGACATCATCGACCTGCGATACAAGCACAGCTTGCCGACGGTGCTCATCTCCAACCTGGACGCCGACGGGATCCGCGCCGCACTTGGTGAGCGATCTTTCGACCGCTTGCGTGAAGGCGCTCGGGTGCTGTCGTGCGCTTGGCCCAGTCATCGCCGGTGACGGCACCATTCTGCTGAGGAGCAACACCTATGCAATCTGCAATAAATGCGACTTTCCCTGCCTCGCCGGAGGTGCGCAGACCCAAAAAGTCTTCCCAGGAGGCGAAGAGCACCGCCCAGATCATTTGGGACGCAGTCATTGATCTGTACAACCAAGAGCAAGTCGTCACGCGCGAGTCGCTCGCCGAACTGACTGGCTTGTCGATTACCAAGATCGATGATCACGTAGGGCGCATGGTAGACAGCGAGCAGTTGCGTCGTGTGCGCCCGGGTGTTTTTGTTCCGATTCCTCGGTATGACGCGCCTCGGCCGGTCTATGGATCCATGACCACGGACGGCTTTTTTGTTCTGGAGGTCGGCGAGCAGGTCGTAGTGATGCAGCCACGCGAGGCCAGGCAGGCGGGCGCTCTCATGGCCGGGCAGTTTGCGCAGTTCTCTAACATCCAGAGTGGGCACGACGCGAACTTCCTGGTGAACGTCGTCTGGAACGAGTTGAAGCAGCTCAAGCGGGATCTGGGCGTCTGACTTACCAACCCATGGCGTCCTTGATGAAGGACCAGGCGGCGATTACCAAGCCTGCCACCGTGCCGATCAACCCGAGTACCGCAAGGCGTTCCAAGCGCCGCTCCCTACGCTCGGCCCGCTCAGCTCGCTCCTCCGCTTTGTCCTTGTCGACCTTCGCCTGCTGGGCGGTGAGTTCGGCCACGCCTCGCTTGCGGCGTTCTTCCGCAAGCACTTCCTCCGACGCGTCGGCGCTGCGGCGGGCGTATTCGAGCTTGGCATCTTCCCGCCGCCGGAATTCAGCAGCATCATCCACCATGCGCCGCGCGTGTTCCTGCGACATCTCTAGCATTTGCTGTTGGTGCTGCTCTTTCGTCTGACGATCAATCTTGTCGAAGTCGATCCTTGCATAACCATCCAGATCGCCTAGGTTTTTGCTATCAAGCAACCCTGAGGCTTTCCCGAACTCAGTTCTGATTCGCTCCGCAAAGGCATCTGGATCGCTGTCGGTCAGACCAGCAGCATCCATGCCATTCTTGAGTTCCATTCGCATGAAATCGGCAGCAGTCTGAGCGTTGTGAGTTGCAAGTCCACTTAGGCCGAGCGCATTCTCAAGCGTCTGCCGTGCCTCTCGTTCCGTTGAGGCGGCCGCGCTCTCATAGGGCATCAGGCTGGCGGGTTTCAGGATCCTCTCCAGCTCTTCAGGACCCGAAACGCCAAAGTAATCGTGTAACTGGCCGGCTCGGCTTTGGGCGTCCATCACTCTCTTGAACGAGTCAGACTCATTGAGCAGCGTCTTCCAGTCCATTTTGGCGGGCTCCTGAATGTGATGCGCCATTTTGCCTCCCACCCCAGTGGGGTTTCCATTTTCCAGCCGAGCGCCGGACCATCTGGTGTAAATGGCAACCGGCAACCGCAAGACCCCCAAACCAGCATCCAGCCCAACTGTGGGTGGTAAGGCCGCGCCCACGTCCACCATCAACTGGGTGGGGGTGAAGAAGGCGTACTGTGGGAGCCACCAGTCCACCCGGGAGATCGGCCGGACTTTCGGGGTCTCCCACACCATGGTGGCCAAGCGCGCCACCGCCGAAGGCTGGGAGCGGCCTGCCAAGCCCGAGAAGGTCAAGCCAGAGCCCAAGGGCAGGGTGCGCGCCGCTCGCGCGTCTGCAGCTGCCCCTGTGCCCGTGGTGGCCGAAGGACTGGATGCCCGGCAGCAGCGCTTCGTGGACGAGTACCTGGTGGACCTGAACGGCACGCAGGCGTACATCCGCGCCGTGCCCGGCACACCGATCCGCACGGCTGAGACGATGGCAGCCCGCTGGTTGGGGAGAGTTGAGGTGCAGGCAGCGGTACAAGCTGGCAGGGCCGCTATGCAGGAGCGGACACAGGTCACGGCGGACAAATTGCTGCTGCAGGCCGCCCAGATCGTGTTCGCCGACCCCCGCGAACTCATCGAGACAAAGGTCGGCTGCTGCCGGTACTGCTGGGGGATCGACTTCAAACGCCAGCGCACCCAGGTGCAGCGCGACGCCGATTTTGAGCAGTGGCGCAGGACGGCCAAGGATGGCGAGGAATTTGACGAAGAGGGCGGGACGGGCTTCAACCCCCACCGGCCGCCCAACCCTGACTGCATCGAGTGCTGCGGGGATGGCCTGTCGCGCGATGTCATCAAGGACACCCGCTACCTGAGCCCGGCCGCGGCCCAGCTGTATGCCGGCGTGAAGCGGACCCGGCACGGCATCGAGGTGCTGATGCACGACAAGGCCACCTTCGCTGAGAAGCTGTGGCGTCACCTGGGCCTGTACGAGGTGGACAACGGCCAACGCAACGACCCGCTGGCACTGCGCACGATGTCCGACACCGAGCGCGCGGTGCGCCTGTCGGCCGTGCTGCAGGGCAATCCGGAGCTGTTGGCCATGTTCTCTCAGCTGACGGGCGGAGGTGAACGGCAATGAAGCTGGCCGCCCCCACGCCAGAGCAGATCCTGGCCATGTTCAAGGGCATGGCACCCGAGATGCGCGCGGCGGTGGACTCCTTCCTGATGCTGGCCAGCCCTGCCATCTGGGTGCCGCAGGCTGGCCCGCAGTCGGCGGCCTACTATTCCGAGGCCGATATCGTCTTCTATGGTGGGAGTGCGGGCGGCGGCAAGTCGGAGCTGCTGCTGGGCCTGAGCCTCACCGAGCAGGAGCACAGCATCATCTTCCGCCGGGAGGCTGTGCAGCTCATCGGCCTGGAAGAGCGGATGACGGCCATCCTCGGGTCGCGGCTCGGGTACAACGGACAGGACCACCTCTGGCGCCTGCCAGGCAAGAAGGTGCTGGAGCTGGGTAGCGTGCAGAAGCCCGACGACTGGATGAAGTACCAGGGGCGGCCGCACGACTTCAAGGGCTTCGACGAAATCACCCACTTCACGGAGCTTCAGTTCCGCACCCTGATCGGCTGGATGCGAACCGACAACCCCAAGGTGCGCCAGCGCGTGGTGGCCGCAGGCAATCCGCCCACCACCGCCGAGGGCGAGTGGGTAAAGCGGTATTGGGCTGCCTGGCTGGACCCGCAGCACCCGAACCCTGCCAAGCCGGGCGAGCTGCGCTGGTATGTGACGAATGAGAAGGGCGAGGACCAGGAGGTGCACGATGCGACCCCGGTCATGGTGGGCGGTGAACTCATGACGCCGAAGAGCCGGACCTTCATTCCCTCGCGCGTCGACGACAACCTGTTTCTGACCACCACCGGATACAAGGCCACGCTTCAGGCGCTGCCAGAGCCGCTGCGCTCGCAGATGCTGCGCGGCGACTTCAATGCTGGCACCACCGATCCAGTGTGGCAGCTGATCCCCACGGACTGGGTGAAGGCCGCCCAGGCGCGCTGGGAGGACAAGCAGACCAAGGGCCCGATGACCGCCCTGGGCTTCGATCCGTCCCGGGGAGGCCAGGACAAGTCATCGGCCGCGCGCCGGCACGGCCAGTGGTTCGACAGGATTGTCACCGCCCCGGGCGTGGTCACCAAGGATGGGCCGACCGCCGCCGGCTTCGTGGTGCCGCTGATCCGCGACGGCGCTGTGGTGTGCATCGACTCCATCGGCATCGGTTCCAGCGCCCTGGACTTCATCAAGGGCCTGGGTCTGCACGTGCACCCCGTCGTGGGGTCCGAGGGCAGCGCCCTGACGGACAAGGCCGGGCAGCTCCATTTCCGCAACAAACGCGCGGAGATGTACTGGTTACTGCGCGAGGCGTTGGACCCGACGAATCCTGATCCCATCGCACTGCCGCCCGACCAAGAGCTGCTCGGCGACCTCACGGCGCCCCGGTACAAGGTGGTGACCATGGGGCGCCGCGCCGCGATCCAGATCAGCAGCAAAGACGATATCCGCCTGGTGCTGGGTCGCAGCCCGGACAAGGGCGATTCCGTGGCCATGACCTTCGCGGCCGACCTTCCGAAACCCGAACCCAAGCCTCGGACCAAGAGCTGGCGCGACCGCCTCGCTGGCTCTGGTCACGGCCAGTGGGACCAATCGACTGCATGACCATGAACAGCACATCACCCACCAGCCTGGCAGACGGCGCAGCCCGTGAGAACTGGGCTCGCTACCAGTACGGCAAGGATCGCGGCCACCTGGACTATCTGCCGCATGCCGCACGCTGCGAGGACATGTACATGGGGGGCGGCCGGCAATGGACGCCTGAGGCGAAGGCCCAGCTCGCCCAGGAGCGCCGGCCCTGCTACGAGTTCAACGAGATCAAGCCCAGCGTCAACGCGACCATCGGCTACCAGATCCACAACCGCATGGACATTGCCTTCAAGCCGCGCGGGGGCGACGCTGACCTGAACCGGGCGACGATCCTCTCGAAGGTGGCCATGCAGGTGGTGGATATGTGCAACTTGCACTGGCACGAGACCCAGGTGTTCAGCGATGGCGTGATCCAGCAGCGTGGCTACTTCGACGTGCGCGTGAGCTTCGACAACAACATCCAGGGCGAGATCGTGGTGAGCGACCTCGACCCCATGGATGTGATCCCCGACCCGGACGCCAAGGCCTACGACCCGGACAAGTGGGGCGATGTGCTCATCACCCGCTGGATGACGCTGGATGAGATCGCGCAGCTCTACGGCCAAAAGGCGCGCAAGGCGGCCGAGGAGAGCAGCGATGCCGGCGCCGACTTCGGCGAGATGGACGATGAGGACACGCGCAGCAAGTTCGCCAGCCGCGACAACATCGGCGCTTTCGATGCCTGTGCCCGCAAGGAAGACGGGCTGCAGCGCTACCGGATCATTGACCGCCAGCGCTTTGTCTTCGAGCTGACGCCCTGCATCGTCTGGCCCACCACGGGCGATGTGCGCGCCGAGGCCGAGCTGGCCCAGGACTCTATTGCCGACGCGCTGGCCCAGGGCGCAGTGAGAGCCAAGCGCATGCGCCGGCGCGTGAAGTGGACCGTGTCCACGCTGACGGCCACACTGTTCGATGGTTACAGCCCCTACGAGCATTTCACCGTGGTGCCGTACTTCGCCTACTTCCGGCGCGGCAAGACGGGCGGCATGGTCGATGACGCCATGGGCCCACAGGAGGCCTTGAACAAGGCGGTGAGCCAGTACGTGCATGTGGTCAACACGGCAGCCAACAGCGGCTGGATCGTGGAGGAGAACTCGCTGACCAATATGACCATGGACGAGCTGGAGCAGGTGGGGGCCCGCACGGGCCTGGTGGTCGAGTACAAGAAGGGCAGCACGCCGCCGCAGAAGATCCAGCCCAACCAGGTGCCCACCGGCGTCGACCGGATCATCGACCGGGCAGACAAGGCGCTGAAGGATGTGACCGTGCCCGAGGCTATGCGCGGGCAGCAGGGCCCCGAGGTGTCTGGCATCGCCATCCAGGCCAAGCAGTTCGCCAGCCAGCAGCAGTTGGCCGTGCCTTTGGACAACCTGGCCTACACGCGCCGTCTGCTGGCCAAGCGCATCCTGAAGCTGATCCAGACCTACTACGACAGCCACCGCATCTTCCGCATCACCGAGACCGACCCTCTGACGGGCAAGCAGGTGGAAAACACGCTGGAGATCAACCGGTTCGACCCGATCTCTGGCGGCTACCTCAACGACGTGACCATCGGCACCTACGACGTGGTGGTGACCGAGCAGCCGATGCAGGTCACCTTCCAGAACAGCCAGTTCCAGCAGGCACTGGAGATGCGCAAGGCAGGCATCAGCATCCCCGACCCGCAGGTGATCCGCTATTCCAACCTTGCCGACAAGCACGAGATTCTGGCCAGCATGCAGGGCAACCAGCCGCCAGCAGACCCTACGGTCCAGGCCCGGGTGCGCCTACTTGAAGCCCAGGCCCGCAAGGCGGACGTCCAGGCCACGGACGTGCAGGTCAAGAGCCAGTACAGCGCGATCCAGACCGCCCAGGTCATCGCCCAGACGCCGCAGACCGCAACTCTGGCCGATGGCCTGCTCAGGTCGGCAGGGGCGGTGGACCACGACGCCGCGCCCATCGTTCCGCAGCCGGATGCAGGCGTACCCGCGCTGGAGATGCCCCGCAACACCGACCCGCTGACGCCCGCCAGCCCGGCGCGCGGTCAAGAGGCCGGCATCGAAACCCTTGGCGCCGATGGCGTCCGTGAATTCACCCAACCCTGAGGAGAACGATATGGCCAAGTCATCTGGCATCGCGATGGACAAGGACTGGCAGGCCGAGAGCGACATGCGCACGCTGGCCGAGGCCGAGGAGATCCGCAAGGACCCCAAGCGCCTGAAGGCAGCCCTCGCCAAGGCCAAGGAAAAGATCGAGGAGCTGCAGAAGCTGCAGACCCCCGCAAAAAAGTGACCCCTGCAATCCACTGAAGGACATACGCACCATGAACCCTATGCTTAAAAAACTGCTGGCCCGATATATGGCTCCCGCGGGCGACGATGGCGCCGACACGGGTGGTGGCGGAACTGTCGATGCGGACGTGGCCACCCTGGACGATGACGATGCCTATATGGCCCAGTCCGAGGAAGATCGCCGCCGCCTGCGCGGTGACCATGCCACCGATGCCCCGAGCGCCGAGACGCTGGCCGCGTTGGTGGCGGCAGGTGAGCAGCAGCCCGGCCATGGCGAGGTGCCTGCAGGTGCTGCCGACATGGACGACGCCGGCGGTGACAAGGGCGGAAACGGCATCCCGCGTGCACGCTTCAACGAGGTCAACGATCGGCGCAAGGCGTTGGAGACCGAGGTGGAGGAGCTGCGTGCCCAACTGGCGGCGCGTGCTGCCCCGGCGGCTGCAGCGCCTGCCGTGCTTCCGACTGACCAGGCTTTCAGCATCCAGGAGGCCGAAGAGCAGTACGCGCAGCTCATGCTGGACGGCGACACCAAGGCCGCTGCAGCGCTGCGCCTGCAGATCAATGTCGCCATCGAGGAGGCCGCTCTGGCGCGCCTTCTCCAAGCTAGCGCAAGTGAGAAGGCGCAGAACCAGACCGCCGCCACGGTCGAGCAACTGCTGGGGCAGTTTCCCTGGCTCGAATCGCCCGAGGGCGCCGAGGCACTGGAACTGATTGAAGCGTCGGCCACCATGAAGATGCAGCGTGGCATGCCCAAGGCACAGGCCATCAGCGAGGCAACGCTCGCCATTGCACCGAAATTCGCGCCGTCCCCGTATAGGGATGGACGGGGTACGGGTGCTTCTGGTGATATCCGTACCCAGCGGGCCAATGAACGTGGTGCCAACCATTCGCTGCAGCAGCCTCCGCTGCCGCAGGCCGGAATGGGCAACCGCGCCACGCCACCGGTGGTCGACACCTCCAAGCTCAGCGACGAGGAGTACATGGCCTTGCCGGAAGCCGAGCGAAAGAAGGCGCGCGGCGATTGAGGGCTGCAGCGGCGAGCAGGGGTTCACCCACCTTGCTCGCCGTGATTCAACGGGTTGTCGCCCTGGGCGGGCGTAAAGCAGTCTGGCGCTCTTGGCCGCCGAAGCCATGTCTCTCGCAGGTGGGCGGCGTCATGTCCCGAGAAGAAACCGAACTTTTTGGAGTTAGACATGGAAACCAACTTCGCAGGGCTGACGCCCATTCAGAAGGTCAACTGGGCGCGCGAAACCTGGAGCGCCGCCCGCGACCAGATGTTCATCAAGAACTTCATGGGCAAGGGTGAAAACAACGTCATCCAGCGCATCACCGAGCTCTCCAAGACGGAGAAGGGCGAGCAGTGCGTCTTCCAGCTCGTCGCCGACCTGGTCGGCGATGGCGTCATTGGCGACAACGAGCGCGAAGGCAACGAAGAGGCCATGCAGTCGCACAGCCAGATCATCACGATCGACCAGATCAGCCATGGTGTGAAGAACAAGGGCAAGATGGCCGATCAGAAGACGGTGATCAACTTCCGTGAGCAGGGCAAGGACAAGCTCTCGTTCTGGCTGGCCAACCGTGCTGACCAACTCGCCTTCCTGACGATGTCGGGCATCAGCTATGCCTTCAACAACGATGGCTCGCCGCGTGTCAACTCGCCGTTCCCGAGCCTGGCGTTCGCGGCCGATGTGAAGGCGCCCAGCGCCAAGCGCTCGCTGATGTGGGATGGCACTTCGCTGGCCGTGTCCAACACCGGCAACATCACCAGCGCCTACGTGCCCAAGTACAGCATGATCGTGGACGCCATCGCCTATGCGAAAGAGCATCGCATCAAGCCGCTGATGTCCGGTGGCAAGCCGTACTTCGTCATGTTCTTGGCGCCTGGTTCCCTGGCCCAGCTCAAGAAGGATCCGGACTACCAGCGCGCGGTTGTGGCCGTGGCGACCAAGGCGGGCACCGACTCGCCATGGTTCACCGGCGCCACGGTGACGGTGGATGGTGCCGTTCTGCATGAGCATGGCCTGGTCTACACGACCAAGGGCGCGGCATCAGGTGCCAAGTGGGGTGCAGGTGGCGCCGTGAACGGCACGCGCACGCTGTTGTGCGGCGCGCAGGCGCTGGGCATGGCTGACCTGGGGCCCGGCGACTGGGTGGAAAAGCTCTTCCAGTACGACAGCCAGGTGGGCTTGAACATCGACAAGATCCTGGGCCTGCTCAAGCCCCAGTTCTATTCGATCTACGACAAGTCCATTGAGGACTTCGGCCTGCTGTCGATCGACCACTACCTGCAGTAAGCAGCGCCCCGGGGCGGGGCCTGCGGGCTCCGTCCTTCCCATCCCCTGATGCTGAAGGAACTCCATCATGACCATCAAAAAAATTCCCGGCCGCCAGGAAGTCATCGCGGCCACTGCCGACTTCACCTTTGCCGATGTGACCAGCGGCGTCTATGCGGACGCCGTGGAAGTGCCTGCTGGCGCCATCGTCGTCGGCGGCCACCTGGCGATCACCACGACCTTCAACTCCGGCACGGACGACAAGTTTTCCATTGGTGACAAGGTCGGCGCTGTTGCCGCAACCGCTACCACCTACGCCGCCCAGTCTGCGGACATTACCGCCCCTGGCGCCGTGGCCATCGTGCCCACCGGCAAGAAGTATGCCGAGCCAAGCACCATCGGCGTGGTCTGGACTGGAACTGGCGCCGTGCCCAGTGCTGGCGTGGGCCGCCTGACCGTGCTCTACATCGTGGACGGCCGCGCGGCTTTCACGCAGGGCTGATCGATCTTCCCTGTGGTCCGGCCCTTCGGGGCTTTTTGCCCGGCGGCCTGAGCTGCCGGGCGCTTTCTTCCCAAGGATTCCATCATGACCAAGCGCTTTTGTTCCCCCACTGAAACCCCGCTGCATATCGCCCTGACATCGGGCCACACGGCAGTCGTCACGCCTGAAGGCACCGATCTGGATCCCATGTTCCACCGCGAGGCCATTGCCCGCGGCGCCTTGCTGACCGAGGGTGCCACGGCCGAAGACAAGACCCAGGTGTTCAACCGCCAGATCGTGCTGCGCGAGACCCTCCAGGCCATGATTGTTGGAAAAGACAAGGACGACTTCACCGGCGACGGCAAGCCCAACCTGGTGAAGCTCAAGGCCAAGACCGGCTTCCAGGTCTCGCGCGAAGAGGCCGATGCGGTGTTCGAGGAACTCACCAAGGTAGGTTGATCGCCATGAAGGTAGAAGACTTCATCACCCGATTCCGGGCCGCGGTGCACGATGTCGCCGTTCCACCGTTCTGGTCGGGAGAAGAAATCGTCTCCTACCTGAACGAGGCGGTACAGGAGGCCTGCGAGCGGTCCAAGCTCATCGAGGACCGCTCCATGCCTCTGGCGCTGGTGCCTGGCCAGGACACCTACAGCCTCCACACCAGCGTGTTCGAGGTCAAGCGGCTGGCATTGCGCGGCAGGACGCTGGATGAAACCAGCGTGGAAGAGCTGGACTGTGAGTCCCCTGGCTGGGAGTCTCGCTCCGGCACGCCGCGCTGCTTCATCTTCGAACAGGCCAGCGGCGCTCAGCCGCCCAAGGTGCGCCTGGTACCAACCCCTGCCGTCGCCGAAACCGCATCCATCATCGTGTTCCGTGGCGCGCTGAAACCGCTGAGCGCGGACGTGGACACCGCAAAGCCAGAGCTGCCAGAGCGCTTTCACGAGCGCCTGATGGACTGGGTGATGCACCGGGCCTACCTCAAGCAGGACGCTGAAGTATTCGACCCCAACAAGGCGGACGTGTCCCTGGGTCTGTTCGTCCAGGCCTTCGGCGAGCGGCCTGATGCCAACGTGCAGCGCAAGCAGCGCGACCGGCGGCCACCCATCGTGCACTGCAATTGGTAGCACTACAGAGAGATTCCCATGCCCACAAAACACCCCGACTTCCACCGCCGCATGATGGCTCTTGCTGATGGTGGCCACGTCCGCGGCCCAGGATCCGGCACCTCCGATTCCATCCCAGCACGCCTGTCCGATGGTGAGTTTGTCCTGCCTGCGGACACAGTGCGCAAGGTAGGTGTGAAGAGCCTGCGCGACCTGGTGAACGTAACCCACCAACCCAGCGGCCGGCCGACGCATCCGGCGCGTTTCGCCGATGGAGGGGTTGTGAATCTCACCGATCGGTACAAGCGGAGTCGGACCGGTTTCGATGCGGACGGATGGGCACAGCAACAGATGCAGGAACAGTCCCAACGCACTCAGGAGGCGCTTGCAGCGGGCGCGGCAGCCGAGAGCGCGGCTCAAGCTGCATCGGCACCGGACAAACCCAGCGCGCCCCTGGGCGCGATGCACAGCGCTGGCAGTCGCAGCGGTGCGCAGATGCTGGCATCGGGCCTGGATAGCGGCGCTCGTTCCTTTTTCGATTCATTCCAGAAAAAGCCGGAAGCGTCCGCAGCCCCCAACCCTACCGACACGCGCCTTTCCGCTGGGACGCAGACCACGCCCATGTCTGTTCAGCTGAATCAGCCCAAACCACAGCCGGAAGCACCTGGCGAGACTGCGACAACGACAGCCCGCGAGGTCGTGCCGGGCGTGTTCAACCATGGCCGTGGTCAATACAGCGACGATCCCAACGGCATGAACATGCCCAAGGGCTTCACCGGCCAGCCCAGCGCGGCGAACAATGCCATCCTGCAGCGCATGTCAGACCAGTCGCAGGCTGAATCCATGGCCCGCGTTGGGCTGAGTCAGTACGACGCTGAGGTGCAGCGCGCAAAGAACATCAATGCAGATGAGGCCGCACGGAACAATTCAGTGGGCGCCCGCACGCAGCGCCTGGCAGACCCGTTCAGCATCGAAGGGCGGGCCATGCGGAACCTGCAAATGAACATCGACAGCAGCCTGGACCGCAATGGCCGACCTACTGGAGAAACTGCGGCCCTTGTGGCTCAGTCCAAGGCTATGTCCGACGGCTACCTTGCAGAGCCGAACCAGCAGCGCACGGTTGCCGCTGGCCTGCAGCGGGAGGGCATGCAGCAGGCTGGCGAAACTCAGCGTTTGGGCATGCGCACCGCAATCGATCAGCAGCGCTTGAACCTTGAGGGTGACGAGTTTGGCCTCAAGCGCGAGGCCGTTGGTTTTCAGAACCGCACCGCACAGCGAATAGAAAACGCTCAGGTGGCTCTCGAGAACGCGAAGACACCGGAGCAGCAGCGCAGTGCGCGCGATCGTCTTTTGGCGCTGGCTGGTAAGGCGCCGCAGAACGAATGGGGTTTGCAGGTCACTCCAACCACCAAGAATCTGGACGGCAGCACTACGCAGGGGAGCGTGTGGCGGTACAACAAGATGACCGGGGAGACAGCGCTGGTCGATGGGAAGTCGAGTGCTGTGGCAGATGTGCCCTCGTCCAAGGACGCACTGGTCAAGGGGCAGGTGTACCAGACGGCACGGGGGCCTGCGCGGTGGGATGGTGGGCAGTTTCAACCGATGCGCTGAACGGCGATGTCGTCCATTGCGTGATCGCAAAGACGGATCAATTGTCGGTGTATTGTGGCAACGGAGTGAAGTGCTGGGCAGCCAGGGCGTTCCCGAGCTGTTGGCGGAACTCAGCAAGGGCTCTGGCGCGATGCACAGCATTGTCGAAGTTGAATTCCGATGGCTTGCCGTCTCCATGATTGATGGTTGGGTTCACCTTTCCCACCAGCAGTTCCGGGTCAGTCGACAAGATGATGCTGATCCACTCGTCAGCAAGATCGTAAGCGCGGTTGGTGTTGTCTTGTTGCGACATGCAGCAGCCCTTTCTGCGTGGTTGTTGAGGAGCTTCCATGCTACCGAGTGGTCGCGACCTGCTGCATTGAGTTGGCTCAAGTAAGCCGCCGACGGAGGTCTTCCCGGCAGGGCCTGTTCAGGGTTGAAGCGTTCCCAGAGCGCTCAGTTCCTGGATGCGTTGATGACTGCCTTCATTCCTGCCAGCAATGCTGCCGAAGCCAGGCCAATCTGGAGCCAGGCGACCAGCAGCATGAAATCCAAAACCCGCATCCCGTCGGCAAGGTCATCCGGCGCTGGGGGCTCCATGAAGGTGGCCGCGAGGTTGAAAGGCTGGATCGTCAACTTCACGAGCAGGTTGATCGCGTTGTGGGATTCCATGAGCGCCGCTGCATAGAGGAATACCATCACTGCGGTGCTGATGAGCAGGCCGAGCAGGATGGGTTTGAGGATGCGGCGCATGGGCGGAATGTAGCAGGGGGCCAAAAAGGAAAAAGCCCGCGCGGGGCGGGCTGGTAGGGCTCGTAAAATGAGCCATACAGCAAGGAGCGCGCATGGCCACAGGTGACAAGAGCTTGACGGTGCAGGGTGTAGAGATCCACCTGACCACCAAGGGGGAAGAGGACTACATCAGCCTGACGGACATGGTGTCGAAGTTCGAGGGTGGTAGCTCTCTGATTGAGTCCTGGCTGCGCAACAAGGATACCGTGGAGTTCCTGGGGGTTTGGGAGCGACTGAACAACCCTAGTTTTAATTCCCCCGGATTCGAGGGAATTAGAAATCGCGCCGGCCTGAACCGATTCACTCTCTCTGTAAGCCAGTGGGGCAGGGAGACCGGCGGAATCGGCCTCGTTGCAAAGGCAGGCCGGTATGGCGGCACCTTTGCACACAAAGACATCGCTTTTGAGTTCGGCTCCTGGCTCAGTCCTGAATTCAAGCTGTACCTGATCACCGAGTTCCAGCGATTCAAGCAAGCAGAGGCAGAGCGTGGATTGGACTGGGATGTGCGCCGAACCCTGTCCAAGGTTCAGTACCGGGTGCATACGGACGCCGTACAGCAGCACCTTATCCCGTCGCAGCTCACCCAAAAAGAGGCTGGGTTAGTCTATGCCAGTGAGGCGGATGTCCTGAACAAGGCGCTTTTTGGCATGACCGCTGCAGAGTGGAAACGCGCGAATCCGGACGCCAAAGGCAATTTGCGTGACAACGCCACCATGGAGCAGTTGGTGGTGATGTCCAGCATTGAAAGCCAGAACGCGCTTCTCATCCAGCAGGGGGTTCCCCAGTCGCAGCGCCTTCAAATGCTCAATGGCCTGGCCCGCGCTCAACTCCAGTCGCTCCTGTCGAACCCCAGTCTCCCGCCGCTGCGCGGTGGTCCGCTGCTGAACTAGACCTTCGCCACTCCCACGGCGCCACAGCCTCCACGCTCCACAGCCCGCGCCGGGCGTCTCTCGCTTCGGCCTCCAGCCCCCGCAGGTGCTCATGCCCCTTGCCGTACTTCACATAGAACCAGGCCGGCCCGGAGCGCACCTGCTCGTTGGCCACGTCCTGACCCTGGCATTCCACATCCGCCACGGTGCGGCCGTAGCGATTTCTTGATCGGGTTTTGATCGTGGCCTGATGCAGGAGGCAGAGCCGGACAAAGTGCCGGCGCGAAACCTGACCGACGCGTCTTTCAGGTGGGTTGTTCAAACCGACGTGGGAGGAGGGTCAGCTCATTGATCTCGCTCGACAGCGAAAACTTCAGACTGCTGCCAGCCGCTGCACCGTATCTGGAAACTTCTCGACCAAGCGAATAAGCACTGCCGCCTGGGCATTGGGCTTGGCACGGCCTTGCTCCCAGTTTTCCAGCGTGCGTGGATTGGTGCGAAGGTACCCCGCAAACACTGGGCGCGACAGATGCAGTCGCTCGCGCAGGGCGAGCAGCTCAGCGGCAGTCACCTCGGGTGCAATCCTGGATTCCACCTCATGGGTGCGCAGGGTCTTCTTGCCTGCGCGTTCGTCGGCCAGGGCTTCAAAGCCTTCGGATAGTTCTGCGAACAGATTGCGCTTGCTCATCGGCGTGCCTCCAGTTCTGCTTTCAATAGGTTCTTCAGTGCCTTCTTTTCATCCGGCGTCAGATCGGACATTTCGTCCTTGTCGTACAGGGTGAACAGCCAGAATTGCGGGCCGCCATCCCACCAGTAATAGATCACCCGAAGGCCGCCACGCTTGCCTTTCCCACGGCGCGGATCGCCATGCCGAAGCTTCCGTAGGCCACCTGTTCCTTCGATCACGTCACCAGCCGCGGGGTTCTTCATGAGCGTGTCCTGAAGGCCACGGAAACCGTCATCATCCAAGTAGCTGGCCCGATGACGAGAGAAGGCAGGGAGCTCGACAAAGACGGCTTTCATGGGTCAAAGTGTACGCAAATTACGTATCTTTCGCAAACGGACTCTCGTTGAACGTCCCCGCATAGGGTTCGACGGCTCGCGCGCGCGCGTGAACAGTCCGGGGATGGCAAACGAGTCTTTCTCCTTCGAAGAGGCCATCGGCCCCAACCACAAACCCCAGTCTGGCCGTGCGGCTGATAGCGGGGGCTTCAGCTTTGAGGAGGCTCTTGGCAAGCCTGCACAGGCCAGCCCGGGCTTCATCCCCACCATCAAACGCACAGGCGGGCAGATGCTCACCACTGCGGCGACTGCTGCCGAGGATGTGGTGGGCCCCAATGCCGTCACGCGCGCGGTGCACGACGCAGGTCAGGGCATCATCGACCGCAACCCGGCGGGCATCCGCAGCCTGCGCGACCTGGTGGACAGTCCGTGGCTGGCGGTCAAGGAATCGGTGGGCCAGTTCGCGCCGCAGATTGCCGCAGCCGCTGCTGGTGGTGCCGTGGGAGCGAAGGCTGGTGCAGCGCTGGGCAGCGTTGTTGGCCCTGCTGGTGCAGCTGCAGGTGGCGCCATCGGCGGAGTGGCGGGTAGCTTGCTGCCTATCTTCACTCAGGAATACGGCGGCATCCGCCAGGAGCAGAAGGAGTCCGGCCAGGAGGACAAGGCCCGTGCGCTGGCCGCAGCCATCCCTGCGACGGCCTTGGAGCGCGTGGGCATGGGCAAGGCGCTCAATGTGCTCCAGGGCGTGCCTGGTGGTGCGGCCGGGACCATCCTCAAGGAAGTGGGCAAGGGCGCGCTGAAGGAGGGCGCGACCGAAGGCGCTCAGAATGTCATCGAGCAGTGGGGCGCGTTCAAGGACCCAACCAGGACGGAGAACCTTGAAGACACCGCGCTGTCGGCTGCCATGGGCGGCATCGGTGGTTGGGTGATGGGCGGCGCGGCCGGCGCGGTCGACGGCGCGCGCCGCCGGGCACAACAGGAGGAGCAGGTCAAGGCCGAAACAGCACGCGCTGCAGACCCCACCAGCACCTGGACGACCGAGGCTGGCGCTGTCGATCCGAACGCGCCTGCAGCGGAACCTGTCGCCGCACCGGATACGCCCAACTGGCAGAGCGCGCCGGGAGCCGTTCCGCCGCGCGAGGGCGGAGTGGACTTCATGCGCGACGTGGATACCGCGGGCCTGAGCCTGGAAGACCCTGCCGAGGTGGAGCGTGCGCGCGCCGCAACCATTGACTACGAGTCGACGCAGGCCACGCCGCAATGGGATACCGCTGCCGGCGCAGCGCCGCAGCGCCCGGACGGCGTGGATATGCCCGGCCCAGAGTTCGACACCTCGGGCCTGTCGATGGATGAACGCACGCCATCGCAGCGCATGGGCTTGGACCCGGCCGCCGGCCCGCTATCGCGCCACGTCGCCCAGGCCATGGACACTGCCGCCGCGCAGGAGGCCCGGTTCATCGCTGCCACGGGCCGCGACCTGCAAGTGCGTCGCACTGGCCCGGGTGTTACCGATGACAGCAACGTCATTGACGTGCAGGGGCGGGTGATCGAGGAACGCGCTCTCGGGATGGAGCAAGGTCGGGCTGCCCTGCGGCTTCCCATGGCCGCCGGTGCTGAAACACCTGCTTCCATCAACCCCACTGGCGAACCTCTGCGCTTGGACATGGCGCATGCTCTGCGTAACCAGGTGCGCGATGCTGGCGTTCTTGCGGCCGTGGTGCGGCATGCGAGTGGCAGGGGGTATGACGTGGTGCCGCAGTTCCCGGCCCCGGCCAGCCAGGCCGCGTCGTTGGTGGTGGCTGCGCCCAGCGGCGCACCGTTTGCCACGCTCGCCGCGGCGCAGGCTGAGCTGCGGCGCCAGCAACTGGCTGGCACGCATGAGGCGGTGGCTCAAGGTGGGGATACATCTCTGGGCTTTGTGCTCCAAGCGCTGCGCCAAAATGCGTCTCCAGCGCAGCAGGTGCAAGCGCAGGCAGCTATCGAATCGGTAGCGGAGCGTGCTCCCAACTGGCGCGCAAACGCCATGCAGGCCAACCGTGTGGCGCGCGCCATGGGCATTGACCCGAAGGGCAAGCGACTGGCCCAGGTGGTGGCTGAGATCGACGCGGCCGATGCGCAGCGTACCGGTGTGCGTCAGGATGGCGCCAAGAGCACGCCCGTGACCCGTGCGGGAGATATTGCACGCGGTCTGCGCGATCAGATTGACGGCATTGCAACGCAGGACAAGCGCCAAGGCATGTATCGCCAGGAGGCGCAGCGCCTGCGCGCCGCCGCGGATGGAATGGGTACAACGAGCGAGCCCGGGGCGGCATACGCTGCCGCCGCTGACATGCTGGATGCGTGGGCGGGACAAGTCGGTGCGGATTCAGTGGCTGACATCGCGGCCCTGCACGAAGCGAATGGCCCATACCCGCCAAGCGCAGCAACGCGCATCGGTGATGGGCAGTGGCTGCCAGCGGTGAAGACTGGCCCGGACAGTGGCCAGCCCATTGCTGGTGCGCCGACATTCAGCGACGCCAGCAGCGCTGCGGCCTGGGCTGGGTATGAGCAGGCCAAGGGCCGAGCAGGGGCAGACGTGGCGGCACTGCAGCGGCTGCAGGATGGAATTTCCAGCACGGTGCGCACCGAAGAGCAGGATGGGCGATCAGCACCACGGTCCACCACCAGCACAAACGCTCCTGAAAAGATAGCTGCAGAAGTAGGTTTAGAAAGCGCTGAAGGCCAAAATGAACCAACTTCCAAAGCCGTGCAGCAGCAGGATCACCCCCAAGCATCTGGCCCACGGCAAGACGTGAAGGAAAAACAGGCTCAAGCGCTCGCATCATATGCACAAGCTGCTATCGAATTGGTAGCGAATTCACACAATGCTGGCCCACGCCCAGCGCGCGCAGCAGCACCACGGCCCACCACCAGCATCGAGGACTTCGGAGAGAAGATCGGCGGCGCTCGCAAGGACCAGGACGCGGGCGGTGGAGGGCGTGCAACCCGGCCACGCAGTACCGATGATCGACCGGCCTGGGCCCGGCGTTTCGATGTCAGCCAAATCGTCAAGAGCAGCGTGCCCGGCGAGACGGGTCGCTGGACGGTGCGCGACGCGCGCTCCACGGACTCCCTGGGCCAGCCCCGGCGCGTGGGCGAGCGCAGCTATGCCACCCAACAGGACGCTGAGCAGGCCATCCCCCTGATCGCCGTGGCGCAGAAGCACCGCGTGGTTCCGGTGCGCAAGGGTGAAGGCACGGGCTGGGAAATCTGGCGCGACGTCGCCGAGCGCAAGCGCGTCAAGGTGGTGGACCAGGTGTTCCAGACGCGCGAGGATGCGCTGGAGTACATGGCCAGCCATGCCCAGCAGATCATCGAGACGAACACGACCTTCGGAGAAGCCGACCTGCCGCGGCCAGATTCTGACCAGCGCGTCGGCGCAGCGCGGCGCGATGGCCATGCCCGCGACAGCGACTTCACCAGGGTGTTCGGCTTCCGTGGCGTGGAGTTCGGGAACTGGAACAACCAGGAGGAGCGCCAGCAGTTGCTCAACGACGCCTACGATGGGCTGCTGGACCTGGCCGATGTGATGAACATCCCGCCGCGCGCCGTCAGCCTCAATGGCGAGTTGGCCCTGGCCTTCGGTGCCCGGGGCCATGGCCTGAGCGGGGCGCGCGCGCACTACGAGCCGGGCAAGGCGGTCATCAACCTGACCAAGATGAACGGAGCCGGCTCACTGGCGCACGAGTGGTTCCATGCCCTGGACCATTACTTTGCCCGCCAGGACGGCAAGGCCTCCGCGCAGTGGGTGGTGGACAAGGACGGCACGCGCTCGCTGCAGGTGAGCAGCGACAGCGGGGACAACATGGTCAGCTCCGGCACGCGCGGCGAGCGCTCTGGCATGCGCGCCGAGTTGCGCGATGCGTTTGCCGAGCTGATGCGTACCATGTCGCGCAAGGCCGAGCAGTACCTGGAGGACACGGCCAAGGCCGATCTGTTCGTGGCCAGCGCTCGTGCCGACGTGCAGCAGCGGCTGGATGGCATCCGCGCCGACCTTGCCCGGCAGCTCGATGAGCGCTACGCCAAGCGCAATAACAAGCCGGCCACGGCCGAGCAGTTGGCCGCGTTCGATGCCGTGGCAGAGAAGATCGTTGCCGGTGAACTGCTGGATCTGCGCGTAGAAACCAAGGGTGGAGCGCGCTCGGTCGCGTCGGGCGTCCGCTGGACCAATGATGCCTTGAACCAGATCAGCGCCATCATGAAGGCGGTGCGCGGCCGCCAGGGCTTCAATGCCGACCAGGATGGGCCGCTGGATCGCCTGCGCTCCTCCATGCAGCACTACAGCGCGCGCCTGAAGATGCTGGCTGACGCCCAGGCCAGCAGCGAGAAGACCCGCATGGTGCCCACGCGCTTCGCCATGGACGCCAAGGAACTGGACCAGGGCCGGGGCAAGGATTACTGGACCACACCCCACGAGATGGCGGCGCGGGCCTTCCAAGGCTATGTGGAAGACAAGATCGCCGCGCAGGGCGGCAAGAGCCCGTTCCTGAACCACGGGCCAGAGAGCGCGGCCATCGCCACGCCCTGGGGCTGGAAACGCCCATTCCCCGTGGGGCAGGAGCGCCGCGCGATCAACGCAGCCTTGGACAAGCTGGTGGGGACGATCCGCACGAAGGAGGTGGAAGGTGAGGGCGTTGTGCTCTACAACACCAGCGATGAAGCGCCGCCCGCGCGCGGACTATCGCTTGAAGAAGCCCAGCAGGCGGTGCAGCAGGCCCTTGCGGGGATCGCCAGTCCGCCACCAGTTGACGTCGTGGTTCGGGGCGATGAGCTTGGGGTCGATGCGCCGAACGGTGTAATGGGGGCGGCGATACCAGGCGAGGGTCGCATCGTCGTTGTGGCCTCCGCTCACGGGAGTGCTGACGCTGTCATCGAGACGGTTTTCCATGAGATGTTCCACCTGGGGGTGCGCAATGTGTTGCCGGCCCCCGATTATGTGCAGGCCATGCTGGACTTGGCAAAGCGGGACAGCCGCGTGCAGGAATACGCCAACCAGTGGAAGAAGGAGGCGCCCGATGCACCCCAGCAGCTGCAGGCCCTGCGCGACCTGGGGCACACCGGCAGCGATCTGACGGCGCAATACGAGGCGCTGGCCATTGAGGAAGGTCTGGCCGTGGTGGCCGAGGAACTGCGCGCCCAGAAGCAGGCCGGTACCAAGCTGGGTATGCGGGTGCGCGTGCTGGCCAACTGGCTGGCCAGCGTGGCCGAGCGCATGGGCATGCAGCGCCTGGCCGAGCGCATCCGCAAGATGACCTACAACGAGGCCGAACGCTTCGTGCTCAAGGCCATCGAGAACGCGGGACGCGCGCCGCTGGAGCAGGGTGGAGCAGCAATGGATAACGTGACACGCTTCCGCAGTCGTGAGGGCACGCAGGCGGCGCAGCGCGTGGGTGACGCGCTCCAGGCGCTCACCGTCACCAACCTCCGCCAGCAGGCCGGTTTCAAGGCCGCCGACTACCGTGGCCTTGCCCTGCAGTTCCTTGGCCGCCGCCAGTTGGTGGATGTGTACAGCGACATGCTGCCCGAGCTGCGCCGCTACAGCGACCTGATGGCCCGCATGGACGCCGACAAGAACGAGGCCGGTGCTGGTGCAGACAAGTTGGCACAGGATTGGGCGAAGCTGCCCGACGAGCGCCAGCTCGCCGAGTTGATGCACGACTCCACGCTGGCCCAGATCGACCCGACCAAGGACTTCGTGGAGGGCGACAACAAGACGGACTGGACACGGCTGCGCGCCAGACACCAGGCGCTGTCGCCCGCGGCGAAGGAGGTGTTCGCCCGGGCCCGCGACACCTACCGCAAGCACATGCACGATGTGCGCTCGGCCATCAAGGAGCGCATCGAGCGTGCCGAGATGAGCAGCGAGCGCCGCGCGGCCCTGCTCAAGCGCATGGATGACGAGTTCTTCGGCCACATCAAGGGCGTGTACTTCCCGCTGGCGCGCTTCGGCCAGTACGTGGTGGTGGTCAAGGGCGCCGATGGCAAGGTGGAGAACGTCAGCCGGGCCGAGACCATGGCCGAGGCCGACACCACGCGCCGCCAGTTGCTGGCCGCCTTCCCGCCTGGCAAAGGCTTCACCGTGGGCAAGGTGCTCAAAGCCAAGGACTTTGTGGCCGAGCGTGACACTGTGGGGCGCGGCTTCATGGAGCAGCTCTACGGCGTGCTGGACAAGCAGGGCATGGACGCCAAACAGCGCGCCGAGTTGGAAGATGCGCTGGGCCAGCTCTACCTGTCGTCTCTCCCGGACCTGTCCTGGGCCAAGCACGGCATCCACCGCAAGGGCACGGCCGGCTTCAGCCAGGACGCGCGCCGGGCCTTCGCCCAAAACGTATTCCATGGGGCCAGCTACCTGGCCAAACTGCGCTACGGCGACCGGCTGCAGGATGAGCTGGGCGAGATGCAGCGCCGCGTGGACGCTGGATCGACCGACAGCAGCTTCGATTCGGTGAAGGCCCAGCAGGTGGTGGACGAGATGGTCAAGCGCCACGATGCGGCCATGAACCCAAAGACAAATGCGCTGTCCACGGCGCTGACCAGCTTCGGTTTCATGTTCCACCTGGGCCTGTCGCCAGCGTCGGCCATGGTGAACCTGACGCAGACCGCCCTGGTGGCCTACCCGGTCATGGGCGCGCGCTGGGGCTTTGCCAAGTCCGGCGCCGCCCTGCTTCAGGCCAGCCAGGAAGCCGCGCGCGGCAGGAACGACATCACGGCCAGCCTGACGGCAGACGAGAAGGCTGCCTTCGACGAGGCCGTGCGCTCGGGCGTCATCGACGTGACCATGGCCCACGACCTGGCCGGCATCGCCCAGGGCGAGGACCGGAACGTCTCCCACAAGCTGCAGCCGGTGATGAAGGCGGCCAGCTTCCTGTTCCACCACGCCGAGAAGTTCAACCGCCAGGTCACCTTCGTGGCCGCCTACCGGCTTGCGCGCGAGGCTGGAGCGGACGCCAAGGCCGCCTATGCTCAGGCTGCACAGGCGACCTACGACGGGCACTTCGACTACTCGGCCAACAACCGCCCGCGCGTGATGCAGGGCAATGTGGCCCGGGTGCTGCTGCTGTTCAAGCAGTACGGCCAGAACATGGTTTACACCCTGACGCGCAGCGCGCAGCAGTCGCTCAAGGGCGCCACGCCCGAGGCGCGCGCCCAGGCCCGCAAGGCCTTGGCCGGCCTGCTGACCACGCACGCCATGGCGGCCGGCGTGCTGGGCCTGCCCATGGTGACAACGCTGCTGGCAGCCGCCTCGATGATCGGCGGGGATGATGACGAGCCATGGGACGCCAAGGTGGCGCTGCAGAACCTGCTGGCCGACACCTTCGGCCAGAAGCCCGCTGAGGTGCTGGCCCACGGCCTGTCGCGCCTCACGCCCTGGGACATCTCTGGGCGGGTGGGCTTGGACAAGCTGATTTTCCCCGACGTGCAGGAGGGTCTGGAAGGCCAGCGCCTGGCAGAGTCGGCCATGACCGCGGCGCTTGGGCCGGTGGCAGGGATCGGCATCAATGTGCTCAAGGGCCTGCAGGAGATGAGCGAGGGGCGCTACCTGCGCGGGCTGGAGACCATGGCGCCCAGCGTGGCGCGCGGTCCGCTCAAGGCCATTCGCTACGGCAGCGAGGGTGTCAAGGACAAGAGCGGCATCGTGGTGCAGGACGAGGTGGACGCCGCAGCGCTGTGGGGCCAGGCGGCCGGGTTCTCGCCATCGAGCGTGCGCAATGCCTACGAGGGCAAGAGCGCCATCGTCAGCCACGACCGCGCTCTGCAGGCGCGGCGCAGCGCCCTGGTGGAGCAGTTCGCCATGGCGGCCATGGCAAAGGACGAAGAGGGCAAGGCAGAGGCGCGGGAGGCCATTGCCAAGTTCAACGAGAAGAACCCGAACCGGCGCATCCAGCCGATGCACCTTGCGCAGAGCGTGGCCATGCGGCAGAAGCGCATCCGGGAGGCGCAGGACGGCGTGTACCTGCCAGGCAAGCGGCGGGATGCCATGGAGGCGGGGCGGTTTGCGGTGCCGGAGTAGCTCTCAGGCTCCCGCGAAATCGTTGCCACGCCTTTCGTGGACTGGAGAGGCCGACCTTTCAAAACCGGCACGGCGCCGGTTTTCGGGGCACTCAGGGGTTCCGGATATGGGCCCTGATCACGTTCATCACCATCTGCCGGTGCGTCTCTTGGGTGTTTCCCATCTGCGGGCCATGCGTCCACAGCTCGTCGGCGAACTGCTCCGCCTTCGTCATCTTGGCCATCATCGACTCCTTGAACCCGGGCATGGGCACAGGGGGTAGTCTTGCGTCACGACGTCGCTCGTTGGTGCGCTCCCGCTTGAAATTGATGAATTGATCAATTTCGCAATTTCCCGGGTCTCGGCACAATGAGGCCATGCTGCTCACCCTGCACATCCTCAAGATCGGGTCCGGGGTCTACCGCGCCCGCGTGATGGAAGGGGCGGTCCACCTGGGCGACTATGAGGCCACCAAGATAAGCGAATGCATCCTGCTGGCGTCCGGAAACCCGTTGCCCGACCTGACCGGCTTCCACCTCTGGTACGAGCACGTCTGCGCAGGCACTGTGACGGCAGACGAGATGCGCGAAGCCGCTGAAGAGCTTGCTGATCGGTTGGTTGCGCTACATGGGTTGTTCAGTGCATGACTGACCGCCCCCGGTTTCTCTCGGATGCCAGCAGGTCTACAGCCACCAAAACCTATGGTGCAGCGACCCAAGAAAAAAGGCCCCGAGGCTGATGCCTGGAGACCTTTGTCTGTAATTTGCGGAACGCCCCGGCGAACATTCGCGGAACATGCTGCAAAAACCATAGCTAGAAACCTATGGTGCCCGGGGCCGGACTCGAACCGGCACGCCTTGCGGCGGGGGATTTTGAGTCCCCTGCGTCTACCAATTTCACCACCCGGGCGGGAATCAGTGAAGTCCTAAATTATGGCACAGTAGGGAGCATGAATTACCCAACCATTGAAGACGCGATCGGCCGCACGCCGCTGGTGGCGCTGCAGCGCATCGGTGCACGCGAGAACGCCGAGCGCGGCAACGTCGTCCTGGGCAAGCTCGAAGGCAACAACCCCGCCGGTTCGGTGAAGGACCGGCCCGCACTGTCCATGATCCGGCGCGCCGAGGAGCGCGGCGACATCCAGCCCGGCGACACGCTGATCGAAGCCACCTCGGGCAACACCGGCATTGCGCTGGCCATGGCCGCGGCCATCAAGGGTTACCGCATGGTGCTGGTGATGCCCGAAGACCTGTCCATCGAGCGCGCCCAGACCATGAAGGCCTTTGGCGCCGAGCTGGTGCTTACGCCCAAGAGCGGCGGCATGGAGCATGCCCGCGACCTGGCCCTGGCCATGCAAAAGCGGGGCGAAGGCAAGGTGCTGGACCAGTTTGCCAACCCCGACAACCCGCGCATCCATTACGAAACCACCGGCCCCGAGCTGTGGGAACAGACGGGCGGGCGCATCACCCATTTCGTCAGCGCCATGGGCACCACGGGCACCATCACCGGCGTTTCGCGCTACCTCAAGGAAAAGAATCCCCAGGTGCTGGTGGTGGGCGCGCAGCCGCAAGAGGGCTCGCGTATCCCCGGTATCCGCAAATGGCCGCAGGAATACATGCCCGCCATCTACGACGCCAAGGCGGTGGATGAGTTGGTGCTGGTCAGCCAGAGCGACGCCGAAGACATGTGCCGCCGCCTGGCGCGTGAGGAAGGCATCTTCGCCGGTATTTCGGCTGCCGGGGCCTGCTGGGTGGCGCAGCAGATCGCCGCACGCGAGCGCAACGCCTGCATCGCCTTTGTGGTGTGCGACCGGGGCGACCGCTACCTGTCCACCGGCGTCTTTCCGGTTTGAAGCAAAATTGGCCTCCAGCGCCCTGAATATAAGCGCTTGTAGCTATAAAAATCATAGCAATGCAGTACGAAAACCGCTTTTGCACCCACTGCGCCACGCCGCTGGCGCTGCTCACCCAGGCCGAGGACGGTGGCGACAAAGAGCGCCTGCGCTGCCCCGCCTGCGGCTGGACGCACTGGAACAACCCCACCCCGGTGCTGGCCGCCATCGTCGAGGTGGGCGGCAAGGTGCTGCTGGCGCGCAACGCCGCCTGGCCGATCAAGATGTTCGCGCTGATCACCGGCTTCATGGAGGCAGGCGAATCGCCCCAGGGTGGCATTGCGCGCGAGGTGAAGGAAGAGACCAACCTCGACGTGCAGTCCTGCACCCTGGTGGGCGCCTACGAATTCCTGCGCATGAACCAGGTCATCATTGCGTACCATGTGGTGGCCCAAGGCGAGGTGCGGCTATCCCCCGAGCTGGTGGACTACCGCCTGTTCGACCTGCACGAGCTCAAATGCTGGCCTGCGGGCACGGGCTACGCGCTGGCCGACTGGCTGCGTACCCGCGGCCACGAGCCGGTGTTCTTCACGGCAGAGGAAAATGCCGAACGTATTCAAGGCCTGCACCAGCCGCCAGCAAAGGACTGACAACATGCAAACCCACAAAGAAATCGACACCCGGGGCCTGAACTGCCCCCTGCCCATCCTCAAGGCCAAGAAGGCCCTGGCCGACATGGAGAGCGGCGAACTGCTCAAGGTGCTGGCCACCGACGCAGGCTCGGTGCGCGACTTCCAGGCCTTTGCCAAGCAAACGGGCAACGAGTTGGTGGATCAGCAGACGGTCGGGGAGGAGTTCATCCACGTGTTGCGGAGGCGCTGAGGGTCGGGCCGCTTGCACCAGGCCGCAGCGGGCCCGGGGCAGAACATCAAAGACTCAAGGTTTTGAGGTACTCGCGGAACGACGCCCCCACCTCCGGGTGCTGCAACGCCAGCTCCACCGTGGCTTCCAAAAAGCCTTCCTTGCTGCCACAGTCGTAGCGCTTGCCTGCGTACTGGAAGGCGTACACGGCTTCGTGCTCCATGAGGCGGGCGATGGCGTCGGTGAGCTGGATCTCGCCGCCTGCGCCCTTGGGCTGGTTGCGGATTTGCTCAAAGATGGTGGGCGTGAGGATGTAGCGGCCTGCCACGCCCATGCGCGACGGGGCTTTCTCCGGCGCGGGCTTTTCGACGATGCGCTGCACGCGCAGCAGCGGGCCGCCTGCAGGCTCGCCTGCCACGATGCCGTAGCGGCGCACCTGTTCCTGTGGCACCTCCTGCACGGCCAGCAGCGAGCGGCCCTGCTGGCGGAAGGCCTGGGCCATTTGTGCGAGCACGGGTGTGCCGCCGGGTGGGCCCACCATCAGGTCGTCGGCCAGCAGCACGGCGAAGGGCTCGTCGCCCACCAGCGCTTCGGCGCACAGCACGGCGTGGCCCAGGCCCAGGCTGCGCGGCTGGCGCACGTAGGCGCAATCCATGTCGTCGGGCTGCACTGATCGCACCACGGCCAGCAAGGCCTGCTTGTTGGCGGCTTCCAGCTCGCTTTCCAGTTCATACGCGGTGTCGAAATGGTCCTCGATGGCGCGCTTGCTGCGGCCGGTGACGAAGATCATGTGGCGGATGCCGGCGGCGTAGGCCTCTTCCACGGCGTACTGGATCAGCGGCTTGTCCACCACCGGCAGCATCTCCTTGGGCGATGCCTTGGTGGCAGGCAAAAACCGCGTGCCCAACCCGGCGACGGGGAAAACGGCTTTGCGAACGGTGGCTTGCTGCATGGTGTGTGCTCCTGAAAACGGCTTCTCAGTGATTCAATGGGTGCTTCAACCGTTGCGTGTGACTCTCGCGTGGCCCAGGCCAGGGCCGCCGCGCAAGGGCCGCCCCGCCGCGCTGGCGGCGTCTCCCTGCCCGCAGCGCGTAGCGCTGCGAGAGCGGGGGGAAGGAGCGAAGCGACATAGCAGGCTGCTGAAATACTGGTTTGCCCATCGGCAGCCAAGAACATCGACCGCGTAAAACGGCCTACAAGCGATTATTTCGAACCCGGTAAGGGGTGAGGCACCCTCAAAGTCGTCATTTTTTGAGTTCTCCAGCAGTATTTCAGCAGCCTGATAGGGGGGTGTTTCCCTCTCAGCCCAGGCGGGCGAGTTGGTCGCGCAGGCGGGTGAGCGTGGTGCTGAAATCGGCCACGCGCTTCTTCTCCTGCTCCAGCACGGCGGCCGGGGCCTTGGCGACGAAGGCCTCGTTGGACAGCTTGCCGTTGGCCTTGGCGATCTCGCCTTCGATGCGCGCCACTTCCTTGGACAGGCGGGCCTTCTCGGCGGCCACGTCGATCTCCATGTGCAGGCACAGGCGCGCCTCGCCCACCACGGCCACGGGTGCGGCCTGGGCGGCCTGGCTCCAGGCGG